TTCTGAGTCCTTTCCTTTTCCCCCAAGACGCCTTTTGCTCCTACCACTTCAAAAACGACATCGCCTTTGATATCGTTTTTAGTGACCGTTATGTAGTCCGGCATCTCCTGGACATCGTTGTAAAACGAGTACGAAGACATCTTCGTTCTGTTTAATTCATGCTGCATGTAAAGAAACGCCGGGAGTTTCCTTTCCAGACTGGCTATAAAGTCCATCGTCCGGACTTCAGATCCTTGGGAAAGAAGTTGAGCCTCTGTCGCGGTCTGTCGGTCGGAACTCTGAACTCCAGTCCTTAAAGACGAAACCCCAAGACCCTCTTGGAGTTGTCTGAAAAGGTACTGCATCCCCTCAGAGGCGTACCTTGGGTCTCCGATATCCAGAGCCTCGAAAGCCTTCCCACCACTTTTACGAGGGTTCTTAGACCCCGGAGCGATCACCGGACCATCGGTAGCGACGTAATCCGGGTCGTTTCCGTCGTATTCCACCGGAGGTTCGACTTTAAGAGCCACAGCGTCCAGGAATTTATTGAATACAATCGTCGCGCCCTTTTGCATGGGGGACTGTTTAATAATTGGAGACGTGTAAAGCGGGTCTCTTACGTCCGCTCTTTCATATCCGCCATAAATAAACGGTGAATAAGGTAAAGACTCCTCTTCCCAATAAACGAGGATGTTATTTGCCAGGACAACCTTGCTATTAGGTAGATAAATGTCCCCATCAGTTCTTTCTATGAAGACATCCCCGCAGTATTTAACTAAAGTGACTTCATCAGTCCGGTTTTCTTTATTTTCTGCGTTGCTTTTATCTACCTTTTTAACCCTGTCCATCATCCAACCGCTGTCTTTAGCCATTTGTTTAAAACGAGCCAAAGTGCAGAATTCTTTGACAATCATAGAGCCTGGATAAAAGACTTCTCCACCGATTACAAACGAGGAAGGATCTGGATAGGCGTTCCACATCGAATAGGGAACCCATACCGGCGCGGCGACTTCTTTAATCGTTCCCTCTTTAACCATTACTGACTTTTGCCACCGACACTCAGCGACGAAAGATCCGTGAGCGAGGGCTTCTTTTACACTTAATTGAAACCGCTCTTTAAAGCCGAAGTCTTTGTGCTGCTGGGTCATTAGGTTTCTAATCAACCCATCAGTCATTTTTTGACGTTTTTCGTCAATCTGCGGCCCGCCAGTCTGTGGATTAGTGGGCCATTTTATTTGTGCATGAGGCTCGAACCACATCTTCGAGGGAAACATAATCCTCATCACGTCCGCACAGATAATCTCTGAAGCCTTGGCTAATTCTCCAAGTTCCATTGCGTTCTGCCACGACCACTTGACGGGTTTCCCATCGGCGGTGACGCGCTTCATCTCCCTCATCTGAAGCTGGCGATCTACCTCTTTCCAGATTTTCTCATGCTCACGACGGAACTCGGATTTCTCCCTCTTGTCGAGTTCGTCATTGACAAAGGATTCAACCTCATCCCAGTCTTTAGAGGAGATTCTTCTTTTTTTAGGCTCTACCAATTCGTAGCTCCAGCGAATGCGGTCATTTTAGGTTTCCTGACGGTCTCTACTCTGGCGTGACGAAGCATCATAATCGCGTGCCGAGAAGCGGAAATCACGTCATCGCGCAATTTAACCAACTTGCCATTTTCATCTCTATGATATGTACGTCTTTCTTCTAACCAAGAAGTACACGTTCTAAAGACTTTCAATCTTCCTTGTTGCAATCTTTGATACATCTCCAATAACCCTGCTTCTGGAGAGTTCCCACCTTCTCCTTCTTTTTGTCCTTGTGAGAAATCAGGTGGGTTTGTGGCTTTTTCATACAACATATTCAAACCAAGATCAGCATATTTCTTTCTTAATTCGTCCCCGGTTCCTTTTTCGTGCTGAAGACCATCGTGCGGCCATGAAACAGGTATCCACGCTCCCCATGCTTTCATGGCTTCAGCATGTACTGGAGGGGTTTCACGTGTTGATCTATAGTCTGCGTAGATATAGACAACATCAGAATCCCTATCCCAAGCTATAGCGGCAGCGCCAAATGGGTGATCCCATCCAAAGTCAATCCCATTTATTCTCGGCCAATGCTTCGGAATCTGTATAGGGTCGATTACAAAATCTTCTTCAGCGAATGGGAAAACAAGACCAGTGCCGAAAACAGGAATCCCCCTTCTCCTCATTTCTCTTTCATGAGGCCGGAAGCTTGATTCCAACTGCTTGGCTTCGTCTGTCAGTTCTCCGTTATGCACTAGATGATCCGCATCCTCCCAAGAAGCAGGAATTAAAGCCTGCCCTGGTTTTAAATCGTTCATGAAAGAATTAACCACTTCGGTTAATCCAGATTCCGGAGTGAAGGTGATATATAAAATCCCCTTCATAGAGATCGTGGCTCTTAAATATTGCGACCAGATATCTTGAGGAGGTTCTTCATCCAACCAACCACCGTGAATCCTGTGACCCATGTGCTTCTTAGCACCCTGTTCGTAGGCCCGTAACATAACCTTGGACCAGCCGAACTTATGCCTGACCATCACAGAGTCATAGGCATTCGGGACACCGGGTTTCATGGTCCGCTTACCAATTAAATGAAGCGGTACCGTACCCGTTCCTAAAGCTTGTGGATTAGTCGGATCTCCGAAGAGGATCTTTTGGTTGATATCCCTTACGGCTTCGTTCGTGACCCCACCGACCATCCAGACCACAGGACTTGTGAATCTCTGTCCTCCCCACCAATCAGGGTAGTTCCCCGTGAGGTGGATGGCCGTTTCCATCCCTCCACAGAGAGTCTTTCCGGTTCCGTTACCCGCCATGAGGATCTTCTGAGCCGCTGGCTTGCCAGTCTCGAAACCGACTGCGTTATGGAATTTCTTCTGAAATTCATAAGGCGTGTAGTAATCGAGTTTATTCGTAGAGCGTCTACGTTGAAGCTCTGCGAGTAGTTCAGCTACGGAACTCATTTCCCTAGATTGAAAAACGGCTTCCTAGGAAGTTCTTCTAGGTCGAAATGGACGATATATTTAATCCCATTTGAAAGAGATTTAATCTTGTCCATCCACCACTCCTTCGGGAAGACCGATATGTGTAAAGGCGTCCCGTCAGGAAGGTTTTTTCTTTCCGGGGAATTTTGAAGAGAGATCGTCATGAAGACGAAGTTCTTTGCATACCAGAAGAGTTCTCTCAAGACTGCTTCTGGATTCTCTACGTGTTCCAAAACGTCGGTACAGATTACTCCGTCGAAACGACCCTTTGGCTTGATGTCTATTCCATCTACTCCAGGATCGTAAAGATAGGGTCTCTTTACTCCCCAGAATTCGTGGATCTTTGCGACCGAGTACTGATGTCCCTTTCCGCATCCGTAATCTAATAGGGTCTCGGATTTGGTCTCTTCGATGATTTCTTTGATTTCTTCGACATAACCTTTTATCGCCGTACCTCTACAGAAATAAGGTTTTTTGTGAGCTAATTTATACTGATCTATCATCGGGCCAGATCACTTCTCCGTCTGTTTCTCTTCCGGTCTGGCACCAGACATGCCACTTATAGCCTTCGATCTCGGTAGGCTTTTTGACTATGAAGAATTCTTTCCAGTCTTTGTGTACTTTACTGATGTCCTTACCGACTTTAATCATGCAGTTCAAGTCGATTTTGTCTTTAAACAAAACTCCGTTGCTGTATTTCATTACCACCTCAAGAAGAAGTCACCGGAGTACTCAACTACGACTTTAGCTCCCCAAGACTCTAAAAGCCTGATCGCGTCGCCTTGTTTGATTCCGAATCTTTCTGAGTGTTTGGGTTTCTGTTCTACGACCATGACGGGCTTGGATTCTTTAATCATCCTCTCCCCGCCTTTAATGACGAAATACTCAAAACCTTCACAGTCCATCTTTATAAAGTCTGGGAAGTAACCAAACTTATCTAAAGTCGTGGCTTCTATCGCACCTTCTGTGGGTTCTTTAAACCTTTTACCTACGTGCGTATCACCTGTCGAATTCTCGCCAGGAGTGAACTTCAAGTATTCGTGTTTATCAGAAAGAGCGACTTTATGAATGATCGCTCCGGGTACGTTCTTTTCTAGATATTCGTAAAACACCGGCTCAAAACAGACGACCGTATGAAAGATTTCTTTCATGGGTCTCGCCCAAGTTCCTACGTGTGCACCTATGTCTATCGCTACCCCTCTCTTTTTACATAGTGCAAAAGCGGTATCTTGTTTTTCAGTCTGATATCCTCCTCGCTCGTTGACCCAATCAAACATATGGGTCTCTTCATCCGGGAACCAGTAGCCATTGGTTTCCTTCATGCGAGCGCCGCTTTCGAGGTGTGCTTGTAGTGCCTCAGATATTTCGATCCGTGGGTCGAGTAATCCCTGTATTTTCTGAACTCGAACCTTATGCCGTTCCAGTTGTGAATCCCTTCTCCTATCGGACTCCCAATCTCTCTCCAGGCTTCGCCCCATGCGTTTGAATCTCCGTGCCAGTCAGGTCTCTTCCCCTCCATCTTCTTTAAAGTCAACTCGAAGAACGGTAAAGCTTTCTTCGTGGCTAGTCTGAAAGATGGCGTAATTTCGACACCCGGTTTACCTCTCCATAAAAGAGAAATGTCGGCCTGTAGTTTAGGGAACTCCTGTACTAATCTGGCATCCGGCTCCGTAAAGAAATAAACATCCTCTGGAGCGTCTTTAAGAAATTCATGGAAAACGATCTCCCGGTTCAACATGCAATTGAACGGGTTTAAATCGTATTCGATTGTTTCATTTCCGTAGTGAGGCTTACCAGTAGTGGTAAGATGAATCACAGGGATATTGAATGCGTTGAAATTCGCCAAGAATCCCTTGATAATCTTTTCGTACATCTCCTCACTAGCGGCCCAAAGAGCATGATCGAAGGCGTGGTAAATTACAGCTTTCATGTCACCGGCAACCAGGGTTATATCGGGTCACGCTGTCCTGTTCCTCACTATGGGATAGACCTTAAAACCGGTACGGATATGACTTCTCCATTCGGCCTTCCAAGGGCCAATGCAGTCATCCACCTTGCTTCTTTCATAGACGTTGAAGAGTCTGTAAGAGAACCTGAGAAGTATTTTAAAAATAACATTCTCTCGACTCTCAATTTAATCGACGCAATGAAGCGAGCGTTAATTCCTAAAATCGTCTTTGCTTCCAGTGCTGCTGTTTACGATCCTCAAAGTCCTTACGCTTGGTCAAAGTTAATATGCGAATGGATCATCATGAACAGCGGTCTGGATTACTGCATCCTCCGGTACTTCAACGTCGGAGGATCTCCTTCCCATCTCGGTACTAAGGAAGGAAAGATAACCATCTTTGGTGGGGACTATCCAACCAAGGACGGTACTTGTATTAGAGACTATATCGATGTATCCGATATCTGGAAGGCAAATCTCTTTAGTCTCAGCGCCAGTGGTATATATGACGTTGGAACCGGCATTGGGACTTCTGTCAAAGAAGTCGTCCTCTTTAAAAACCTGAAATACACCATTGGTCCTAGACGACAAGGGGACCCTCCTTATCTTGTGGCTGATCCTTCAAAGTTTCTTCCAGGCTGGAAACCGCTTCTACGACCATATCAACTGAAACCTGCTGTAGAGCAGACTTGCAATGAGGACAAGAAACAATAGATCCACAGTCTTTAACTCCTTTACCTCTTAAGTTAATGTGACTGTCATACCCTAAAGTCTCGGGTCCGATCAAGCCTCCCCACACGACAACTGCCCGCCTTCCGAGAGCAGCGGCAGCATGATGTAGTGCCCCATCGGTTCCGACAAAGAAACGGGCACCAAAAAGAAGCCCGCAGGCACCTCTGAAACTGCCGGTGTCTCTTTGATCGACCCCCCTAAGTCTACGTCCAGGTCCTTGAACCCATCTAATGTGAGGCAGAGCATCGACCACCTTTTGCCAGTTATGGAATCCCCAGTCTTTGTTTCCACCGAAGGACCCTTTTACATTTGGCTCGATGTAGACGAACCCCGTATCTTTCGTTTTTTCTTCTTCTGTTAGATATATTTCACCCGGTTCCACCTTGAAAGGCTTCCAGGCCATTCTTAATTTAGTTGTGTTTGGGTAGTCTATGTAAGGTCGATTACCTTTAATAGAATTCACCCAAGGCGCTCCAGGGTAGTAGGTTTTAGAAATTCTAGGATTGTGATCCCAGACCGGACTCCATTTAACCGAGTGCCCGTTTCCTACTACTACCTTTTTACCTGTTTTTAGATGCGCCCGCCTGACCTCGGCGGTGAGCATTATTTCGTCCCCGAATCCCAAGGCGTATCTCGAAAGTCTGCTTTGTAGTGATTCAAAAGAATATGAAAGAACTCGTTCTCCGCTTTCCAATTATGTCCAGTATTCCACTTTCCCCTGTGGGCTTTGTAGTAAACATCCAATTCAGGGTGTAAAAGGTTATCAAAACCGACCAACCAGAGGTCTTTGGCTTTTAAAAACTCAAGGGCGCACATAATGGAAAACACCCCAAGGGAGAAGTTATTTACCCCGTGGTCCCACATTCCTTTGAAGACTTCATTCCAGTTAAAGAAAGTCCTCATAGGAATCCGATAGGGAATTCCCTTGTTTTCGAGTAGATTCTGGCACTTCAGGATGTGCTTTTTAGTCTGGACCCAATATTCTTTGGGACGAGCTTTCGAGTTCGCATTCCCGCCTGCGGTTTCGTTTGAAAAGACTAAATAATCACACCGTCTTCCGTAGTCCCCGACCATGTTCCACTGCCATTCGGGGTTTTTCATCCTGACTACAGGATGTCTGTCTATCTGTTTCCCCCAGTATTTTCTAAGACACGAAGGCCCGTGACCCACTATCACGATTCGTGAACACTCGTGGTCCTCCACTCCTTTTTGTATGTCGGATAAAGTCTCCCCAACTATCGTAGGTTCGGGTTGTGTCGCCATACCACCATGTCTTGTTTGGAAGATTATCCGCGTGCCACTTCCAGGGGATTAGGTTCGAGTCTCCGGTCCCCTTCTCAGCGATAATTACTGTCGTTGGTATACCCAAAGCTGAAGCGAAGTGAGCCACGGAAGTCGAGACCGTGACGACCTCCCTAAGATTGGATAGGAGGCCAAGAATTCCTTCGAGGTCATCTTTAAGGTCAAGACCCTCCGGCGTCTCCACGCCCTCGTCCCACGATTGACCATATTGAAGGCTAACCGCGTCTGGAAACGCAGATATGATCCTTTTTTCTGTACCCTGTCTACCCCTCCAGGAGATTCCGACTCTATCTTTATAAGCCTTAAATCTTTCCGTTTGGCTAGGATCTGCTTCGATATACGGCCTGCGACTGAAGGACTCATTACCTTTAAGGAATACACGACACAACTCTCCTAGAGTCACCCACTCATCAGCGTCCATTTCTTTTTTAATTCTCAACTCTCCTTCTCCGGAGGGATGAGGAACTAAATCAGCAGGAATGACTGTTGCAGGGAAACAACGTTCAAATATCGACACTAATCTAGGTTGGGTCTCGAAGATCAACTCATCGCAGAATTCTTTGGCTTTAAAGAGGGTTTGGGCAAATAAAACCTCATCCCCTAAACCCTGTTC